TCTTAATACTTTCAAAACCTTCCATAAGATTATCTAAGACGTGATTTTATATTTGTAACTGAGAATATCTTTAAGAATTGTTCGACTGGTAAGCCTTTCATGGCTGCAAAGAAGCTAACTGCTTGCTGCATAGTTTCAGCTGTCTGAGTCATTATTATCTCCTTGTTAGGATCATTGTTTCTATAGAATCCAAATTTCATATTTTATCGATTAAGTTTTTAATTTCAACACATTTCAAGTAATCCTCTTCCTGCTGATAAATAGTTAGGATGTTATTTAATAATTTCTTGAACTGCTTCCTTTCGATTGAAAGATCTAATCCGTAGTAAACCATTCTAAATAAAACTAGTTCCGTCTTACCGTTGGTGATAGCATCAGCAACCCTCTCATAGACTTTAGTCTTCAGCAGCTCTTTGAACTCAGGACTCTTTAAAGTTTCGATAAAACTCAGTTCAATATCTTCTTCGTCCTCAAAATAAACTTCAAGGTAAATTGGTTCATCTATCTTATTCATAGTAGCTTTGAATTGTTTATTGGATTGTGTTTAGCGTACTGACCCCATTTGTACCTGAAGTACTCATGGCAGGCTGCTTCATATTGCTGTGATGCTGCTTTTTGGTCTTCTGATTTAGCAGTAACAGAGACGAAGTGGTAGAAGTTACTGTTATATGCTCGAAGCATTTTCATTCCATTCATTTCACATTTCATAAAGAATTCCCAATCTGCAACAAAGCCGGAGGGGGATGGGTATGTTACATCAAATCCTCCAACTTTAAGAAAATCATATTTATCTATTAAGATAGGAAACGTAGAGCCAGTTTCATCTACTTTGTCTGTAAATGATAATTTGCTTTCAAAATCCCAATACTTCTGCAGATCAAACGTTTTAGGGTCTCTTCCTAGATCCTCTATAATAAATTGTTTAAATATAGAGCTGTAGGGTTCTATTTCATTAGGGGAAATGACTGAGTTAGGCTGGTAGACTTCTTCTAAGTTAATATCCCAATCTTTAGGAAATACATTATCATCGTTAACGAATAGTAGCTTAGTATACTTAGCATTAAATGCTCCTAAGTTATTACCTCTACAAGTGCCAACATTCTCTTCTAGATGTAGAATATCTATATGTGCAGCATGCTTTTCTAACACCTCTTTGTTTAAATCAAAAAATCCATCAACAACAACAATGAGTTGGTTTTTATTCTGCTGACCGTTGATAGCGGATTCTAAACATAGATCTAGCGCTTCAGGGGCTTTGTATGTTGGTATAATAACTGATATCATATTGTTTTGTAGTAACCTCCAATTTGAAATTTAGTTTTAGTATTAATTGAACCCTGTTCACTTGGTTTGTAGTTTGTGTATTTCATTACCCTAAAATCAACACTCACACGGGCTTTTCCTGTGGTGTTAATTTTATTCCCGTGTGTTAAGTTGCTTCCATCCCATTGAATTACTTCTCCGTAATTGCAATTCATAGGAGAGTAATCACCTTTATCTTCTTGAGATTCAGCCCAGATTGTATTTGTATCAAAAGCGTCTGTGAAGGGTAGAAAGAAGTTGTCTTCATCTACTTCAACAGCCCAGTCGGCATCTCTATACCACTTATCTTTATGGTATTCACCCACAGCAATATTATTAGGATACGCTACTCTAAACGTTGGTATTGATTGATACACAATCTGCTCGTTATATAGCGGCTTGACTACATTCAATATAAACTCATTATACATTAATATAAATTCTTCAGTACGAGCCCAACTGTAATATAGTGTATGGTACTTTGTGCTTTGATCCTTTTCTCTACTTAATACTTCAATGCTATCATTTAAAGTTTCTAAGTTATCTACTCCAAACAAATGCTGTAATTTTTCCTTGAAAGGAAATCGGTTTCGATCGTAGTTAATTTTATTCATATTATTTCCAGCTTCTAGTTGGGGTTAAGAAAGATAATTCACAATGTGTTGAATAGCCAGGTATTGGGGATATTAAATTAGATCCTTGGTTCCACAAATCTAAAAACTTAGTGTGATCATATCCATCATGTGTTGATTCTGGGAGACAATACTTTCTATGAGTGTCCCAATGTTTTTGGAATGTTCTCCACTTGCCTGAGTAGGTGTTGCAGGTTGAAGGAGTAGTGCGCCAATGGACTGAATTGCTATGTAGTAGCTTAGACTGCAAATCGTTATACATTGGTAAGAAGTATTTATCCGGGTGATCATATAAAGTAACATAATCAACATCAAAAGTATTAAAAGCCTCTTGTAGTATTTGATCCCACCCTTTCAAATGTAAGTAATCATCCTCAACAATATAAACAATATCCTCTGAGTCTAATTTTTGTTTTTCTATAAAATCTAAACAGAATAGTAAACTTTGCGCATCACTGCCACCAATGAATTCAATAACATTATCTTCAGCATCAAATTGAAAGTGGTGCCGGTCTTTAGTACCGTCTAATAAAATATAGAGATCAATATCAGCATCTTTGATAGATCTATAACATTTTTCGTAAGAAAACCAATCCGGTCTTACATTTTGTTTTCTACTAGTAGCACCGTTCCAGTGTCTTAAAAAAACTTTTATTCTATTCATGACAAATCCATTTATTGCTTATTAATGTTTTTATTGGTGCTAAATCTTTATCCAGTGGTTTTCTTGGATATAAATGTAAGGGTGTTTCTTTTAATTTCAAAGCTTCAATTACAAAAAAGTTAGCAGTTGAGACAGTGTGAATTTCAATCGCTTGCTCTAATACACCGCACCAGTCTAGTAATGTAAACCCATTAATATATTCTTGATAAATAATCTTTAAATTAGTTTTAGGTTTTATATCTACTTTATAGCTATATTCAGGTCCAGCAAAATTATTATTAATAAATACAAACTCATCGCCTGGATTGATGTTAAGGTATTGTTTTAGCTGAGTTTCTCTTTCCCTGTTTCGGCTAAAGGTTAGTGTTCTCCATAGTTCAGGATCAGCTTCTAGCAGCATATACTTAGCTTCCATGCAATCTTTTGCTTGAGGAACTAAAGAATGAGCATGTTGCAAAGGTACTTCTACGTAGTCTTGATATTCATTAATACTGAATCTTGATTGTTTTATGAATTGTAGGTTTGGTGCAACTATATAATCCTTTACCCAGAAGTAATGATCAACGATAGGCCAAATTATATGTTCAGCATCTAGATTATTAATTAGTGGTGATAAGAATAAAATGTCTCCTATTCCGAAAGGTTGGTTAATTACTACTTTCATAAATTTTAGTTAGATACTGACTTACTTCTTTATTGAATAAATTAAAATCTAATTTAGTTGCTCCGTGACCGCCGCCATGATGTAATACTTTAACTTTTTTATTATTAAGAATTAATTCATTTTCCACTAGTTGAATATCCATCCAACTATCCCAATGTGTATTATCACCATATAAATTAGATATGCCGTAATAAACATTAGACTCCATTGGATCTACAATTTTTGTTTTCCAATCATTAGTCATAAGGTTTAAAACAGTTTGTTCTTGAAAAGGCATTTGGTTTCCAAACTCAGTGTTCTTTAACATCCACTGTTCTACAAATGCTCTACTTGTAACAGCTACTAATCCGGCATTGAGGTATTTCTGAGTATCTAGACCCGGATTTGTGATGGGGTTATCCTTACCTGCTTTATTATAGTCGTTATTATTTCTAACTCCTATCACATCAAATTCCAAATTTGATTCATCTAATAATTCATCTAATTTACCCACAATCATTGAATCAGCATCAAAATGAACTACCATATCATACTGATCTATTAATTGATAAGATACGAACGGATGTACTGTATTCCAATTTACATTTGGATGAATACTAAATAATTCGTTTAATTGCTTGTCCCCAAAACAGTAAAAATCTATTTCGGGATGGAAGTGTTTTAAAGATTGAGATAATTTATGAGCACCGACTGAATAGTACCAGTCGTCTGATACGTGGGTACAGAAAGCAACTTTCATTATCGTTTTAAATTTACATAGCAGGGACCGTTGTAATCAAATACTTCATCTAATGTTTGATTAATGTTATCCATCTCCGGCCAGTATGCTTTAATATTCTTAAAAGAATTTAGAACTATATCTTTATCATCCTCAGCCCAATGGCTAAATCCATCGTGAGCGTAATCTTTATCCCTACCAGATCCTATTAACTTAATATTAAGCATTTCTTTATTAACATAGTTTCTAAGTAATTCAAAGGGTCTATATAATAGAAAAGGAGTAATAGAGTATGCTATCGGTTTTTTACCTTCATAAGCAGCAACAATACATAAACCAATCATAAGCTGTTCTGATGCTCCGCAATTGATAAAGTTACTAGGGTGCTTTGCTTTGATGTTATCAAACATACCATAACCTAGATCAGCTGTGATTAATAAAATAGACGGGTCTTGTTCTATTTTAGATTCTAAATACTTAACGAATGTTCTTCTCATACTACTATAGTTTCATAGATAAAGTTAACAACTTCTTGCGAAAACAACTCACTAGGATGCGGTTTAATA